CACCTTGGTAGCCCGACGCCTGTGCAGGCGATTCTGGGTCAACAGGCAAACAACGCTTTGTCGTGTACTCAACCGCAGCTTTCACCAAACCGGCGATGTTCAATTCGGCGGTGATTTTCAGTTTCCGACTTGCTACCTTTGTGTCGCCGCCTTCTTCACGGCTCAGGTCGCTTGATTGCTCGACGAGGGCGAATTTGCTGCCTGCGGGCGGGTAATAGCGGAACACATCCAGGGGATATTCACATGCGTGAAACCCCGAGCCGCAAGCGCGCACTTCCCCCTTGTGTTCATATTCGCCGCCGATCTCATACTGAAATCCACGGCACTTCATGTCCTTGTCGAAACCTTTGAACGCGATGATCGTGTCAGCCATTTGTCGTTACCCCTGTTGTGTTGATCAGTGAATGTAGTTTAGCAAACGCTAACGATTGCGCAACCCCTACTTTGGTGGGGTCATCCCTTGCGGTAGCGGTAGGCTTCGAATCCGGCCGCGGTCAGGGGCAAACCCTTGTTCCATTCGAATTCGGCGGCGAGCAAGGACGATAGCTCCTCGTGCGTGAACCTCGGGTCGTCCTCCACTTCGGTCGGCGCCTCGTCGTGGATGGACGTGATCGGCGTATAGCCTGCTTCCTCGGCAGCGAGCATGCCCCATGCGATCTGATCGCGCGCGGCGGCCTGGGTTACGTTCTCCGCCAACTTGCCACTGTAGCTACTGATGCGCTCCCATTTCCGGGTGTACTGGTTCAAGCCCATATAGCTGAACTTGCCCGATTCATCGACCTTCGGGGATGGGTAGCAGAGAAAACGGCCGGACGGTAGACGAATGCGCAACCACGCGCCATCGCGCCGCACCTTCAGCCGACGCACGGTCAGCGTCGTGCCGGGATTGTTCGTGGCCTGCACGACGGCATTGCCAAGTTCTTTCCAGAAGGCGCATGTCTCGGGATGCGCCGCGCGCCATGCGCGCTTGAGCGCATCACAGGCCACGAACGTGCGCCGCGCCAGGCCGAACGTGCTGCGCTTCTGCTTGACAGTCCAGTCGTAGAACTCGCCGGCCTCGCGCACGGCCCAGTCTGGCAGACCCGGGAGCGCCTTCTCGGCCATGTCATCGAGGTCGATACCGTAGGCTGCGGCGAACGTGATGAACGCGCCCACACCCCCCTCGTAACCCAGCGCCAGCTCCAGCACCTTGCCGATTTGGCGCATGTACTCGTCGACTTCTTCGGCCGTAATGCCGAAGGCGCGGGCATAGGCCAGCTTGTAGAGGTCGGCGCCGATACCGGCATCGAACTCGCGGAACGCGCGCAGCTTCCACTCCTCGCCGGCCAACCATGCTAGCATGCGACCTTCGATGTTGGACAAGTCGGCCACCACCAGCTTCTTGCCCGGCGGTGCGACGATGGCGCCGCGCACGCAGCTGCCAATGACTTCCATCACGTTGTCGGCCACCAGATCGACGCTGCCGTCCTTGATCGCCTGTACGTAGGACTCCCATTGCTTGGCGATGTACTTTGGAACTCTGCTAAGATTTTGCGGTTGGAATAGCCGACCGGCCCAACGGCCGGTACGCGCAGCGCCGCAGAACTGCAGCGTGCCGCGCAACCGGCCGTCGCTGGATACAGCATTCATGAGCGCCGTGTACTTCGTCGCACTGGTGGCGCTGGCCTGCAGCCGTATGCCCAGAAGTTCGCGCATGGCATCAGGGAGATCAGGGTCCGCCATGCGGCGCTCGATCGTCGAGCCGCGCAGATCAGGCAGCTCCACGCCATACTGCTTAAGTAGATGCGCGAGCATCTGGTCACGTTTGGTGGCGCTCTCCACTTCATCGGCGGTCAGGTCCTGTGTACGTTCCGCCAAACGTTTCTTCTCGGCGGCAGACAGGTCAATGGCGGCCGTGGCCATATCCAAATCCACCAGCATGCCGCGCAGGTTCATGCGCATATCCATCCGGTGCAGATCGAGTTCGCGCGCATTGCCTGGATAGTTCCATTTCGGCATTTTGGCGTGGGCCGCACGCATCGATACGATGTCCATGCCGGCGTACTCGATGAACTGCTTCCATTCCCTCGGGTGGGTGTGGCGCGTGGCGCGCGGTCGATTCAAGTTCTTCGCGGGTGGAATGCAGAACAGGCGCACCAGTGCCTTGCCTTCCTTCATCTTGCGCTTGTCTTCGGCCAGGTTAAGCACCTCGCATAACGACTCCAAACCCCCCGGCAAGCTGTGTTGGTACGCCTGTACCATGGTGTCGAATCGGCGATGCGGAGGGACGATGCCATCCAGCCGAGACGCCGCATGCTTGATCACAACCCAGTCAAACATGGTTGCGTTATGACCCCACCATTCGTATGCAGGGTCGCCCGCGCAACGGTAAAGCGTGTCGATGTGGTGCTTATAATCGCCAACGTGCTTGTTCGTTTCATCCACCACATGCACGGGACCATCGTCGATCGCATAAGCAAAGAGCAGGATCTCTGCCTGCTCTGCGTATGCGTGGGTGCCGTGTTTGATCGGGACTGGGCTATACGTTTCTAGGTCAAACCACAGTTTAGGCATCGTCTGAATAATTAGGGTCTTCGAAGTCCGAATCGCCTGGCATACGCATTTCACCATTGGTGCGGAAGTAGCAAAAGCGGGAGCCGCGACGGTGGGGTGCATTGCCATTCGCCATGGGGCGCACCCACAGATAGCCAGCGCAGTTGCACAAAGTGGCGCAACGGTCTTTCGTGCGATTCTTGATGACGCGGAAACGTGTACCGCCGCAGCCGGCGCACTTCCATTGCCGCACGTAATCGTCAGGATGCCGGGGCAGTGAATACCGAATCTTGCATGCTTCCTTGCTACACCGTATTCGCCACCGCACCGCGCGATCCTCCCTATGTTCTGTGGCCGATTCCCCGGATTGCCCTGATACTCAGTTGCCAGCGGTTGCAGGGTTTGCGCATGGCGCGTCAGCTGAATCACCCTGAGGTGCGGGTCTGGCGCGCTTAGCGATCCGGGGCGGGTGCCGCGCAGCCACTCGCAGCATTGCATGACCAACCGCTCCCGCTTCATTTCTCTTTCAGGTGGTGGCCGGACTTAGACCGGCGACCTCGGGCGTACCGAGTGGCAGATGGTGTCGTGCCCGCGACGACGCATACCACCACAAGATCCCGCGCTCTATCCACTGAGCTACACCACCTGAAAAAGCCCTCACGGCCTCGGACGAAAACGTGAGGGAACTGGCCGCCGCAGGGTCGTGACCGCGGCCGTCGGGGTTCTTACGCCAGGTCGTCGGCTTCCTCGGTATCGACGCCCAGGTCGTCAAAGTTGTCGGCCGCGATACGTGCCGCACCGCCGAATGAGTCGCCGTCCTTCACGAACTGCACGCCGTTCAGCGTGGCGCGAATACCCTGGTATTGGCCCTTCTGCGCCCACACGTCGATGTTGAAGTTCACCACCGCGCCGGCGTAGATCACACCATCCTTCTCGGCGAGCGCCGAACGATCGCGGTTGATCACGGCCGGCGGGCCATCCTTCAGGCGCCGCTTCGTCGAGATGATCATGTGGCCCTCGTTCGATTCGTACTTGGACAAGTCGCCATCGCGCCAGGCGCACTTGTTGTTGTTGTTGCGCATGCCTTCGAGTGCCTTCTCCCACCCCTTACCCCACGTGGCGGCAGCTTCGTCCTTCACGGCCTTCTCGATAGCCTTTTCCAGATCGCTGCCTTTCGGGATCAGAAAGTCGGCGCACCACCGCGGCTCCGAACCCGGTTCGAACGGCTCGGGGGTGAACAGTACGGGAAACGCGATGCGGGCCTGGCCCTTGATGCGGGTGCTCATGGTTCAAATCTCCAGTGGTTGCGGCCGAAAGTAGGCCGGGTACATCATGTGAATGCGCGCCGTGGCTTCTTCGATTGCGATCTGGCGCGCCAGGGGGTTACTGCGGGTAGGCACGACCGCCGCCGCCCGTTGCAGCATCAGTCGTGCCTCAAGCGGCAACAGGGTTGCGACGGGCAGTGGCGGGTTGGTGGTCATTTCTTCCGAGCCTCCATCATGGCGTCAGCGATCACGTAGGCATCGCGTGCGTACATGTCAGGGTCGCTTTGCGGCTGGATGTGGCAGGCTAGAAGCCCCTGCATCGCAGCCATCGCGAAACGATCCCGCAACGCCTGTGCCTCTCGCGCCCGCTCAATCTCCTGGTCGCGCCGCATACGAGATAGGGGGTCGAGACTCATACCAAATCCTCCGATTCAGTCAGATCCTCGAAGTCATCCGCCACCGGCTTGATCACCAGTGCGGGGCGCTTGTCGTCTTCCCGGGCCACGCTTGGCGAGCCTTCACCTTGCGTGATCAGGCCCTGCAACTTCGGCCATTGGCGCGGCCCGATCGTGCCGGCCTTGTGCAGCTTCTCGGCCGTGGTCGGGCTGATCAGTTTCAGGTCGAACATTTCCTCGACCTTCAGCCGCATGGCCTTCAGCGCCTTCTCGGCTTCCTCGGCGTTGGCCCAAGCGCGCGCACCCTTGCGACCGGCGACGAGCTTGTACCGGGGGATGGGCGTACCGCGTAGCAGTCGGCTTTCCACTTCGGCCCGGACCGCTTTGCACCAGGACTCGATCTGGTCGACCTTATCCATGGCCGCCGCAAGCCAGTCCTCGATCTCGCCGCCGTAACCGCCTTCAACGACTTCCTGTGCGTGCGTCAGCGTGTCTTGCGTCAAGTCTTCGAACTCGTCCGGTGTGGCCGGTGCCGCGCCGTAGACCATCGTCGTCACAGCGTTACGGGCTGCATCGCACGTGGCTTTCTTACGGCAGAACTGGCAGGCTTCTTCCGAAGGGCTGAAGTCACTGGCGCACGGCGGCGTGTCGCTATCGACGAACAGAATTGCCTTCGACGCGTGGCCGCGAATCTCGTCGATCAGCCCATCGAACTCCGCCACATCCATCGCGTACTCCAGCGGGGTCTCGCTCAGGCGTGTCTGGTGCACCGCAAGGACAACCTGTTTCACGTCCCCGCGGCGGATGTCCAGCAGACGGATCACGCCGTCCGCGTACATGGCCAGCTGCTTGTTCCGGACGGCATTCACCTTCTTGCCGCGGCCGGTCTTCAGATCGCTCATGTCCACGACAGTACCGTCCAGGAACTCGGCCACGATGGGTGCGTCAGCGCCGCCGGTGGCACCTTCTTCACCTGTGATATGGTCGATAGGGACATCGAGTTCGACGTACAGTTTGACTTCGATCGCGCCGGCGTCCTCGTACATCTTGACGCGCGCCCGTACGTTATCGACGTACGGCTGCACCACCTCGATCATGTCGTCGTCGCACTCGATCGTGAGCCCCGGACGTACATCCACGCGGCGGCCTTTGTACGCGACTGCGTCAGTCCCATCTACCAGGCACCACTCGGCCACCTTGTGGCATGCCGTACCGTGGTCGGCGTAAGGACTGGACTTGTCTTCATCGTCCGTACCGAAGACCGAGGCATAGCACGACGTCCAACGATCAGCCCCGGAGGGCGACAGGCGTGCGTGGGTTTTCTCGGTCATGGCCTTACGCCGCCTCCCGCGGATCGAACGAGCCGTCGCCTTCGAAGGTCTTCACGATCATGGCGCCGACGCCGTTGATCGTGTCCTGGTCGGTGATGCCGCGGAACACCTTCAGGCCGTGGCGCTGCAGGATGGCGATCATGCGCGCGCGGCCGTCGGGGACGGTTGCGGCGGCGTACTTGGTCACCAGGGCGGTGACTTCCTCGACCGTGAACTGGCGGTCATCGTTGGCCGGCGCGCCATCGTTGGAGGCGTTCTGCTGCGTCTCGAGCGATGCCGGCGTCGAAGCCGTGTCGGACGGGGTATCGACAGCCGGGCTGGGCTTTTTTGCTTCGGGTTCCTTCTTCGGCTTGTCGGCCTTGGGGTCGGGGGTAACCACGCCAGCTTTGAGCAGGGCTGCGGTGAGTTCGATCATGGCGGCCGTGTTCGCGGCCAGGGCTTGTTCCAGACTCATTGCTTGTTCTCCTTGTAGGGCGTCGAGAACCTGCGCATGGCGCGCAGGATTGTCAGGGTGGTTTCGGTTGCGAGCAGGACCTGGTGGGTGTTCTGCGGCATTGGCACGTACGCCACAGGCCGGCCGACAGCCGGGTAGTAGACGTAATGCCAAGGTCGCCACGTTTCCATTTCGGTCCCCTCTTTCGTTCACTGCTGCGATGAATTCTATGTAGCGTTTGCTGTAGCTGTCAAGCAGAATTTTTGCTTTTGCTAAACTTTTTAACGAATAAAAAGCCGCGCTCTCACGCGGCTCCTGAACCGTATCTTATCAGTGCGTCAGCTCGACCACGCGGCGCACGTACTCGGTGTCGACGTGTCCGAGTGGCTGGGAGTGCTCGTAGACCATGGTCACGACTGCGGCTAGGCGTGGCGGGTCGATGCTCACGTGCTGGTGCTCCAGTTCCTCGCTGACGGCCTGGACGACCTGGCCGAGGATGGCGGGGCACGCTACCAGCTTGGCGGGCTCGTGCACGTCCTCGTCGAGCCACCCTTCGCGCAGGCCCAGGTCGCGTTCGAACTTGCGGGCAGTCTTCTCGGTCACCGGCCGATGGGCGTTGGCCAGCTGGGAGAGGTAGCTGGGTCCGGCGTGGCCCAGGCGTGCGGCGAGCGTGGACGGGCCGCCGGCTTCACGAATGAGGTTGCGCAGGTTGCGCTGTCGTACGGTGTTGATCGACATCGGGTTGACTCCAGGGTGTTGAAAGGGGCTGGGCAGGTGGAGTAAACGTAGCTGAACCTTAAGCAATTGCGCAAACCTAGGTCTGAAACAGTCTGTAACGCAGGGGTCAAGGCGCCACACGTGGTTGCAGTAGCGATGCGCATTTGCTAAACTTTGTAAAACCGATCAAGGAGAACAGGTAACTATGAGCAGCATCGAGCGACTGTACGAGACCCGCGTGGAGAACCTGCGCCGCGTGGTGGAGATGACCGAAGGCGGTGCGGGCGCCGTGGCCGAGGCGATGGGCTACCGCCACCAGTCGTTCATCAGCCAGATGGCCGGGGCCAACCCCATCCGGCGCATCTCGGAGAAGACGGCCCGGGCGATCGAGGAAGCCATGGGCCTCACATCGGGGTGGATGGATATTTCACGATAGAGGATCGAATGACATGACGAACGACAACGACGCGCGTGGGGCGCTGAGCGGTAGCCCCAAGACCGACAGCCACGAATTCATCGTCACCACGAACCGGGAGCACGAAGAGTGGTTCCGCGCGATGTTCGTGCCTGAGTGCGAGATCGATCTGAACTCGCTGTGGGCGTGGCAAGAGCAAGAGCGACGCAAACGTGCTGCTTTAGCTTCGCTCCCAGCGGGGGATGGGCTGGCGACAGCGGCCGACTATATCCAAAGCAAGGCGGACGACTATGCACGGGAATTTGGCGTAGATGACCTAGGGTCGCTGTCGTTCGGCAATGAAGACATGCGGATATATCACTGGCACCTTGTCGAGTTGGCTGACGAGATTCGCGCACTCGCCGCCCCTCGCCAGCCTGGGGGAATGGGCGCGGGGGTGCCGAAAGGCTGGAAGCTGGTGCCTGTCGAGCCGACAGAAGATATGGCGAAGGCGTATTTGAATCTTTCGATGAAATCATGGAGACAAAGCTACGCCGCCATGCTGTTCGCTGCTCCCCCAGCGCCGCAAATCAAGCTTGGCTTAGATGTTCGGAAACAAATTGAACAGGTTGCAAGATTTGTTACAGACGGAGGCTCATTTTCTATCTCTATTTCGCCTAAAGACGCCCGCGCCATGCTTGCTTACGAGCACAGCGGCTATGTCGAGTCCGCCGCATCGGGGCAGCAGGATGAGCGCAAATGCACGTGCGGCAGCGGTCCCGGTGGCGGCCATTCGCGGACCTGCAAATTGTTCGATGAATCCATGATGCGTTATGACCCGTTCGGGCTGGTGGCGCAGCAGGATGAGCGCGAGGCTGACTAGGGGCGACGTCATGGATGACAAGGACTCGCCGTGCATTGACCACGGCAAACGAGGAAACAAGTACGGATATGGCTTCTGTTCCTTCGAGGGGCACAGTGCAAGGATGCATCGAGCGGTCTATTGCCAAGCCAACGGCGTAACCCTTGCCGACATCGAAGGACTATCCGTCCGTCATACCTGCGACAACCCCAGATGCATCAACCCGAATCACCTGGTGATCGGCACGCATGTCCAGAACATGGAAGACATGAAGAGCAGGAAGCGCCAGGCATATGGCGAACGAAACGCTCGCGCCGTTACTACTTGGGAGCAGGTTGAGCAGATGCGGGCCATGTACGTATGGGGAAGCAGCACTCACGGATGCACGGCGCTGGCAAAGATGTTTGGCCTATCGGAAAGCCACGTCAGCCGCATCGTGCGTGGCGAAGTCTGGAAGAAGGATTGAAAATGACGAACGAATCGAAAGACAGCAAGCAGGTACAGGCCGATGCGGGGGCGGTGGCGTGGCGAACTGGTGAGATTGTTTGGGCCGTCGAGGAAGATGCAAAGCGGCATGCACACTGGAACAAGCTGACCGTTGAGCCGCTCTACACGCGCCCTGCGGCAGAGAGCGACAAGAGGGATGCGGGAGCGGTGGACATCGCTGACATCATGGAATTGGCCGACGATTACGCAGAGTACGAGGCTGGCGCAGTCTGTGCGACAAACGAGGAGCAGCGCGCGGGCGGCAATGCACACCGCGAGAGGCTAGAGCGAGCTATCCGCGCCGCCATGTCCCGCGAGCAGTCGGGAGGGGATCGTGGATAAAGAGTCGATGGAGGCGTATTGCCTCGGTACAGGCTGCATGACGAAATGCGATACGTGCCAGTGGGAAGAAAACTGGCAAACGCTCAACGAGTTGCCCGATGCGCTTCGCCTCTCCATGCAGAAGAAATTAATCAGCATCAACACAAGCGCTTGCCAGATCACCAGCGGCCGTTACTACAAGGCGTGTGCCAAAGAGGGAGAAACAGAATGAGCGAGAAGCTGATCCCGACATGGAAAGAGCGCCTTGCGCACTTGGACAAGCCGACCGACTTCGCTGAAGCACAGGCCGCGAAGATGGAAGCGGCCGAACTTCGCCGATACATCCGCGAACTGGAGAGCGCCAGCCAGCCTGGGGGCGGGGAGGCACTGGCTTGGATTCCGGAGGAGGCTATAGCCATGCTGAAGCCGCCATTGTTGCTGCTGACGGGCGTGACTCTGTATCGGTACGACGCTGTAGGCACCAGGGCATTATATTTGCGCGCCGCCCCGTCTGCGGGGAATGGCGGGGCGGAGGGGGATGGATAAGTTTTACATTTTGCTGAAAAGGGTTTAGCATTCAACGGCCAACCCCTTTTTAGAGTGAGCCCCGGAGGGGCGCGTCACCCGCTGACTCGGCGGGGGGTTGGCACCTAGACGCGCTCCTCCGGGGCTCTGTCATTTTGAGACGGAGTAGTCATATGCCTTCCGGGGCCTATTACAACGAAATCGATCCCTATGCGGCCCAGTGGCTGCGCAACCTGATCGCCGCAGGCCATATCGCGCCAGGCGATGTCGATGACCGGAGCCTCCTTGATGTCAGCCCTGCCGATCTGCACGGATATGCCCAATGTCATTTCTTCGCCGGAATCGGCGTCTGGTCCGTCGCCCTGCGCCGCGCCGGCTGGTCCGACGACCGGCCTGTCTGGACGGGCTCATGTCCATGCCAGCCTTTCAGCGTGGCAGGCATGGGCCGTGGGTTTGACGACGAGCGGCACCTCTGGCCGTACTGGCATTGGCTCATCGAGCAGTGCCGCCCTGCAATCGTCCTTGGAGAGCAGGTTGCGAGCAAGGACGCAGACCCTTGGATCGACCTTGTACAAGCTGACATGGAAGGAATGGCGTACGCCTTCGGGGCCGTCCCGTTTCCGTCTGCGGGCGTCGGTGCGCCGCACGTCCGCGACCGACTTTACTGGGTGGCCCACGCCGACGACGCGGGACTGGAAGGACGGGGCGGAGTGCGAGAACGTGCCGTTGAACGCGCTGCTGGGTCGCGTGGCGTGGCTGGCAGGCTGGCCGACGCCCAACGCCACGTTGGTGGACGCAAAGCCGAATCCTCCAATCACATCGGGCAGGAAACCGACGGACCCACAAATCGGCTTGGCGGACGTGGCAGTGCATCTGGCCGGCTGGCCGACGCCAACGGCAGCCTTAGCGGACAAGGGGGTGAGATCTACGGAAGGCGGAATCCGGGAAGCGATGCGCAACCACGGGCCGGACTTGGCGGCGGCGATCTGCCAACCGGCCCGACTAACGGCTACTGGCGTGATGCTGACTGGCTCTTCTGCCGGGATGGAAAATGGCGGCCAGTTGAACCCGGCACATTCCCGCTGGCTCATGGGGCTCCCGCTCGAGTGGGACGACTGCGCGCCTATGGAAACGCGATCAACGCTATCCAGGCGCAAGTCTTCGTCGAAGAAGTGATGGAGTGCCTGCCATGAAGCATCCCGATCTGGTCAAGGCCCTCGATCCCATCTTGAGTCGTGTGCGCACCGACATCTGCTGGAAGAAGACCCCGGACGGCCCGCGGCGCATCGACAGCCCGCTGACCGCGGCCAAGCTCGACAAACATGTGAACGGGGGGCCCGCGTACGGCGCGGCGCCGATCCTGCCAGGCCAGGACACCACCATGGTGGCCGTGCTGGACCTGGACAGCCACAAGGGTGAGACGCCCTGGCCCGACATGCTGGCCGTGGCCAGCGAACTGATGTCCGAACTGGAGGCGCACGGCATGTCCCCACTGGCGTTCCGCTCCAGCGGTGGACACGGCATCCACATCTACCTGCTGTGGGAAGCGCCACAGGACGCCTACAGCGTGCGCACGATGCTCCAGAGCGCGTTGCAGGTGCGTGGCCTCAAGCCGGGCGACGGTGGGGTGGCGCGGCGCGAGGTGGAGATATTCCCCAAGCAGAACAGCGTGGCCGAAGGCAAGTACGGCAACATGTTCATTCTGCCGTTGGCGGGCGCGTCGGTGCCGCTGTGCCCCCTCACCATGGCCGATCTTCCCAAGGAGGATGCCGCGGCGATGGAATGGCCGATCTCCCCGGCCGTGCCTGTCGTGGTCCGCGAGGTGGCAGAACGCCCCGAGGTGGGTGCAGGAGACGCCAACATCGAGCGCATGCGCAGCGCGCTGGCGGCCATCCCGAACGATGGGGAGGGTTTGGCCTACGACGATTGGCGCAACATCATGTTCGCTATCCACCACGGTAGCGGAGGTTCCCCCGACGGTTTGGCGCTGTTGCATGAGTTCAGCGCGCGCTCAAGCAAGTACGTAGCGTCGTTCGTCGATGAACGGGCGTGGCCGTACGCGTCGGACGACAACGGGGCCGAACACGGCGCCATCACTGTCGGCACGCTCTGGCGCGTGGCGCGCGAGCACGGCTGGCAGGAGCCCATCGCCGACGAATTCGAGGCGCTGCCAGCACTGGTGGACGCGGCGGGTGCCGAAGTAGAGGCGCTGCCCTCCTTCCGACGAAACAAGGCCGGTGAGATCTTGGCCACGATCGACAATCTCCACATGGCGCTGGGCCGGCCGGACGTCTGCGGCGGACGAATCCAGTTCGACACGTTCCGTGACGAGATCATGGTGAGCGCGGATGGTGGGGGCAACTGGCGCGCGTTCGAAGACGCCGATTATACCCGTATGCGCCAAGCGCTCGAGGTGGGGGGTTTCAAACCCATCGGCAAGGAGATGATGCGCGACGTGGTGCTGTTGGTGGCCTCGGAAAACAGGTTCGATACCGCTCAATTGTGGCTCGGCCGGCAGTTGTGGGATGGAAAACCACGCGTCGAGCAGTTCCTATCCACATACTTTGGAGTGGATGATTCGCCATATGTACGCGGGGTGTCCTTGTACTTGTGGTCCGCGCTGGCCGGGCGGGTGCTGCAGCCTGGGGTGAAGGCCGATATGGTCCCCATCCTGGTGGGGGAACAAGGATTGCTCAAATCCTCGGCAGTGGCGGCCATGGCGCCAGCCCCAGAGTTCTTCGTCGAAATCGATTTCAACGAGAAGGACGACAACCTCGCGCGCAAGATGCGCGGCACATTGGTGGGCGAAATCGGGGAGTTGCGCGGGCTCAACTCAAAGGACCTCGAGTCCATCAAAGCCTTCATCACCCGCACCCACGAGAAATGGGTACCAAAGTTCCGCGAATTTACAACCACCTTCCCCCGCCGGCTGGTCTTCGTCGGCACCACCAACAAAGACGAATTCCTAGCCGATGAGACCGGCAATCGCCGCTGGCTGCCGGTCAGGGTGACGCACGCAGATCGGGCGGCAGTGCAGCGCGATGCGGCGCAGTTGTGGGCCGAGGGCCGGGCCTTGTTCGAACGGAACGGGGTGATGTGGCAGGTGGAGAGGTTGGCCGGTGAGGCGCACAACGAATACACCATCCGCGATGCATGGGAGTCTATCGTCGAAACCTGGCTCGAGCAGGAAGAAGGAAAGGAATCTTTCATCGAAGCGGGACTACTCAGCGAGCCAATAATCCGAGGCGTCGACGTTCTACGCGGCGCGATCCACTTAGAGGCGAAGCAGATAGGGAAGCGTGAAGAAATGCGAATGGGCAAAGTTTTGCAAGCATTGGGCTTCGAAAAGGTGACTTTGCGCGTGGAGGGGGTTGTGACACGAGGATGGCGCAAAAAATAGCGCGTTCACACACCACGCGAAACCACCAACGTGAATTTGGTGGTTTCGCTCGAAGCCTTACTGGGCTTGGGTTGTACCACCTTACTACCTGTAACCACCTTTTAGTTAATAAGTATAGAAATAGTAAGTAGAGAGTAGGTGGTAGTGCGCGTAGATACCGTGTCTGTACCCAAATAGGAAAAAATCGGTGCGCTCAGGTGGTTACGTGGTAACAAGCCTTAAAAATCAAAGACTTAACCCAACACCACCCCGCCGCCAAGGTGGTATCGGAGGTGGGAACATGGTTACGGGGTCTGCTGAACGTGCAATTTTTGACGGATTGGAGGTGTGCCATGCAAAAACGCATTGTGGCCGTGGGGGACAGTGGCAAACGGGTGGGGGAGGACCATGGCCGGGCACGCCTGACCAACCACGAGGTGGACCTGATCCGGCAGCTCCACGATGGTGGGATGGGGTACCAGCGCATTGCAGATAAATTTGGTGTGAGCAAGTCCCAGGTGCGCTACATCGTGAAGCTGAAGCGCCGCGCGATCGTACCGGTTTCGTGGAAAACGATGGGGTGCACTTAACGGATTGCTAAACGGCCACAATGCGGTGCATGTCGAAGCGTAAAAACCCCGAACCCGGTTGGATTTATCTCATGTGGTGCGTAGGCACCACTAGGTGGAAAATCGGCTACTCGAAGGACGTTACAAAACGCTGGGAAGCGTTGGAGTGCGCGTCCCCGTTTCCGATCCGGATAGTGGCAGCAATGCGTGGCATCGTCAGCGATGAGCAAAGGCTACACATCGATTTTCGACACTATCGATCTCACCGCGAGTGGTTTGATTTCCCGGAGGAAGCTATCGTTTGGAAACTCCTGGAACGGTTCGGCATCACGTTCGCCCAAGCCTTTGCAATTGCCCACAGTGACTAAACCCCGCGGTCGACCGACCCTTTACACCCCTGAGCTGGCTGTCGAAATTTGCGAGCGACTCGCATCGGGCGAATCGTTGCGGGGTATTTGCCAAGACGAGCACATACCGCCCGAAGCCACGATTCGCCGCTGGGTGATGGATGACCGTGAGGGTTTTGCTGCGCATTACACGCAAGCGCGGGATCTCGGATTGGACACATTGGCCGACCAAGTGCTTGATATTGCGGACGCTGGTGAGGACGTCATTCGAGATAGGCTGCGCTTCGATGCCCGTCGTTGGTACTTGTCAAAGTTGGCGCCAAAGCGGTACGGAGAGCGTATCCACACCGAATTGACCGGCGCCGACGGCGGCCCCGTGCAACTCGACGACAACGCCGCCGCCGCACGCCTGGCCAAGCTGATGGCCGCGGCCCAGCGGCGCAAGGACGAAGACGAGGAACCCCTGGTGTGAAAACCGCAGACATCACTGATGCCCAGGTCGTTGATGCCTGCCGCAAATTCCACGAGGCAATTCGGTGGTCTAGAGGCCCTTACGCGGCGAATACCCCCAATTCGTTGGCGCAGCTTATCGCCGTCACAGGAGCCCCTGAAAAAGTCGCATTCCGCGCCATGGAGCGAGCGGAACGACGGGGGCTCATCGAGTACGGCGTTTCCCTAGCGACTGCATGGCCAGTATGAGCCCGCAGGAGATCGCCGCCCTGCTGCCCTACCTGACCGCGGCAGAGCGTGCCGAGGTCGATGCCATCCTGGCGCGCGATACGGCCATCTGGAGGCCGCTACCGGGCCCGCAGCTGATGGCCTACCAGTCCGAGGCCACGATCATCGGCTACGGCGGCGCGGCGGGCGGGGGTAAGACCGACCTAGCCTGCGGCAAGACCCTCACGCAGCACCGTAAGGCGATGATTCTGCGCCGGGTAGGTACGGAGCTCACCGGCATCAACGATCGCCTGGAAGAGCTTCTGGGCACCAAGGACGGCTACAACGGCAAGGACAACATCTGGCGCGTTAAGCGGCGCGACGGCGTGCACCTGCAGATCGAGCTTGGCGCCGTGCCCAACGCCGGCGACGAGCGCAAGTACCAAGGCCGGCCGCACGACTTGCTCGTGTTCGACGAGGCCACCAACTTCCTGATTTCGCAGATCCGCTTCCTGCTCGGCTGGCTGCGCACCACCGTGGCTGGCCAGCGTTGCCAGGCCCTGTTCACCTTCAACCCTCCTACGTCGGCCGAAGGGCGCTGGGTCATCGAGTTCTTCGCCCCGTGGCTTGATGCCAAGTTCCCGAACCGCGCCAAGCCTGGCGAGATCCGCTACGCCGCCAGCCTGCCGGCCAGCCCCAGCCACCCGAATGGTCGCGACCTGTGGGTGGGCGGGCCCAAACCCTTCGTGCTGGTGGATGGCGAGCCGTGCTACGACTTCGACCGTGCGGCCTACAGCCCGGACGACATCATCACGCCGCAGTCGCGCACGTTCATCCCGTCGCGCATCAGCGATAACCCTTACCTGCTGGGGACCGGATACATGGCGCAGCTGCAATCCCTGCCCGAGCCGTTGCGCTCGCAGATGCTCAAGGGCGACTTCGCCGCCGGTATGGAGGACGACCCGTGGCAGGTCATCCCGACAGCCTGGGTCGAGGCCGCACAGGCACGTTGGAGCAAGCCGCACGCCCTGCCGCGCATGGACTCGGTGGGTGTGGACGTCGCGCGCGGCGGCAAGGACCAGACAGTCATCAGCCGCCGGCACGGTCAGTGGTACGACGAACTGCTCGTCTACCCCGGCACCGAGACGCCCGACGGCCCCAAGGTGGCTGGGCTGGTCATCGCCAACATGCGCGACCGCGCGCCGATCCACATCGATGTTATCGGGGTTGGAGCGAGCCCCTACGACTTCCTGCGCCAGGCAGCGCAGCAGACCATCGGCGTGAACGTGGCCGAAGGTGCGGACTCTACCGACAAGTCCGGGCGGCTGAACTTTTCCAACCTGCGCAGCCAGCTCTGGTGGAAGCTGCGAGAAGACCTGGACCCGGCCAACAATACGGGCATCGCCCTGCCGCCGGATCAGCGCCTGCTCGTCGACCTGTGCGCCCCACAGTGGCGGCTGCAGGGCAAGACGATTTTCGTCGAAAGCCGCGAGCAGATCATTGAGCGGATCGGCCGCAGCCCGGACTACGCCAGTGCCGTGATCCTGGCCCGCATGGATACGCCCCGTCGTGCTGACCTGCCGGGTGCACATAACGGACGCCGCGCGCAATACGATCCCTTCCGGAATATCCTCAAACGCTAAGGAGGCCGGCAATGTGTTGGGCGCTAGCAATCCCGGCCATCGCCGCCGTAGCAGGCCAGGCCATCTCGCTGAACCAACAGGAAAAGGTGCAGAACGCGCAACTGAACCGCGACCGCACCGCACTGGAAACGAGCCAGAAGCAGATCGCTGACGCCAACAAGGCCCTGGCGAATACGGCCGAGGCCAAGGGGCGCACCGGGCAGGACATCGCCACGGCGGCCGGCACCGATCAGGGCTTCCAGAACCAGGGCTCGACCCTGCTCACCGGTTATGGCGGCGTGGACCCGAACCAGCTGTCGCTGTCCGGCCAGCGCCTCTACGGCGGACGCAACACCAGCACCACCAACCTACTCGCAGGAGCCTGACGCCCATGTGCACCGGAGCCATCGCCGACCCGCTGGGCGTCTTCAAAAACAGCACCACGGCCCGCATCGCCGACCCGCTCGGCCTGTCCAAGACCACCATCGGCGACCCATTGGACCTGACCGGCCAGCGCGCGGCGGCCACGCAGAAAAAGGCTGACGCTCTCGCCGCAGACCAGGCCGCTGCAGCAGCCGAGGCGAACAAACCCCGCCAGGCCAGCAAGGCGCCCATCTACGGGCTGAACCAGTCAGGCGGAGGCTCGTCGGGTTACTCGACCCTGCTCACCAGCCTGGGCGGCGGCAACACGCTGCTGGGGGGCTGACGCATGTACATCGATGCCAAGATGGACCGCAACGAGTTCTACCGCAGGTGGGGCTCGCTCGACCTCGACTGGACCAGCTGGCGATCGGTCTACCAGGATTGCACCGACTTCTTCCTCCCGTTCAGCGGCCGGTACTTCGAGACCGACAGGAACGACGGCCGGAAGCGGTACGGCAACATCTACGACGAAGAAGCCACGTACGCGCTCGGCGTGCTCGGCGCCGGCATGCAGTCCGGCATGTCGAGCCCGGCCCGCCCGTGGTTCCGCCTGCAGACGGCCGATCCTGACCTGAACGACTACCACAGCGTGAAGCTGTGGCTGAACGCGTGCACGCGCCGCATGCTGGACCTGTTCCAGCGCAACAACACGTACGGTTTCCTGCACAACATGTACATGGAGCTGGGCGTCTACGGCACGGCCGCCACGTTCCTGATGGACGACTTCAACACCGTCTTCCATGGCTACCCGCTGACCACCGGCGAATACCGCATCTCCGCGAACTACCGCGGCGAGGTGGACGTGATCATGCGCAAGTACCAGAAGACGGTCGGCCAGATCGTGAAGGAGTTCGGCTACAAGAACTGCTGCCCGTCCACCCAGTCGCTCTACGACAACCACGAGCTGGACACATGGGTCACGATCTACCACCTGGTCGAGCCCAACGCCGACCGCGACCCCACCAAGCGCGATGCGCAGAACATGGAGTGGAAGTCATGGTATATGGAGGAAGGCGCGCTTGATGGCAACTGGCTGCGCAAGTCCGGCTTCAAACGTTTCCCGGCCATCGTGCCGCGCTGGTCGGTCTATGGTGGCGACATCTACGGCAATAGCCCCGGCATGCTGGTGCTCGGCAGCACGAAGCAGCTCCAGCACGAGCAACTGCGCAAGGCCGAGGCGATCGACTACAAGACCCGGCCGCCCCTCCAGGTGCCCAGCGTTCTGAAGGATCGCGACGTGGAGATGCTGCCCGGCGGCGTGACGTTCTACGACGGCGCGAGTCCGCAGGCGGGCATCCGCAGCATGTGGGACGTCAACCTCGACCTGTCGCACCTGGCCGCCGACATCGTGGACGTGCGCCAGCGCATCCGCCGCGGGTTCTTCACCGACCTGTTCCTGATGCTGCAGAACGACGTCGGGCGCGAGAAGACCGCAACCGAGGTGGCCGAACTGCACGAGGAAAAGCTGACCGTGCTCGGGCCGACGATCGAGCGGCTGCACGACGAGGCGCTGAACCCGCTGGTTGAGTACACCTTCGACCGTATGCTCACGCTCGGCCTGTTCCCGCCCCCGCCGCAGGAATTGCAGGGCCAGGAGCTGAATATCGAGTTCGTGAGCGTGTTGGCGCAGGCACAGCGCGCCATCGGCGCCAACAGCACCAACCGCTTCGTGGCCGCGCTCGGCCAGGTGGCCAGCTTCAAGCCCGACGTGCTCGACAAGTTCGACAGCGACGCCTGGGTCGACCAGTACGCCGACCAGCTCGGCGTCGACCCCCGAATCATCGTCGGCAACGAGCAGGTGGCGGTCGTGCGCCAGCAGCGCGCGCAGCAACAGCAGGCCGCGCAGATGATGGCCGCCGCGCAGAGCGCCGCCAGCACGGCCAAAGATCTCGGTTCGATCAACACGGCGCAGCCGAACGGATTGACAGACCTCATCAACCAGTTCCAGGGCTACACGTTGCCGGGAGTCTGATGGTAAAGGGGTGCACATAACGCTAAACGTGCCCTTTACACTGCCCCGCAATGAGCCAAACATACGATCAGATCTCGCCCCTGTCGCTCGAGGAAGCCCGCACCCGTCGCAGGGTGGACGTGGACCGCGAGCGCATGGACAAGGCTGAACGTATCAAGTGGCTGATGGCCAGTCCGCGCGGCCGACAGGTGATGTGGGATCTCTTGGCAGAAGCAAACCCCCAGGGCCCTGTCTTCGACACGAACGCCATGCGAATGGCATTCAACGAAGGCAAGCGCTCGGTGGGCGTGAATCTGCTGGCCTACGTCCAGAAGACCTGCCCGGAACGGTATTTCGAAATGCTCAAGGAGCATGCAAAGAATGAGCGACGCAGCGACAACCGGATCGAACCCAGCTGATCCCGGTGCAGCAGCACCCGCAGCCACGACGGAAGCCACCACGGTCCTGACCGCGGCACCCGACACGGCTGCAGAGCAACCCGCAGTACAGGACACCACGACCGAGGCAAAGCCGCAGGAAGCTGCGGACAAGCCGGCCGAGGGTGAAGGCGAGGAGACCGAAGCGAAGCCGGAAGGCGCGCCCGAGGAATACGCCGATTTCAGCATGCCGGAAGGCGTGGAGATCGACGCAGAACTGGGTACGGACCTGAAGAGCCTGGCCAAGGAATTCAACCTCTCGCAGGAAAACGCGCAGAAGCTCGCCGACCTCGGCGCCAAGCAGTTGCAGCGGTTCCAGGCGATGCAGGCCGATGCCGTCACCCAGGCCCGGGCCACGTGGGAAGCGGAAGCCCGCGCCGACAAGGAATATGGCGGCGCGGCGTTCGAAGAAAATCTCGGCTACGCCACGAAGGCTGTCAAGGAATTCGGCAATCCTGCACTGAAGACGTTGCTGAACCAGACCGGCATTGGCAATCACCCGGAGGTCATCCGGTTCATGGTCAAGGCTGGGAAGGCGATCAGTGAAGACCGGTTTGACGCTGGCCGCAACGCGCCGCAGGGTGCGAAGACGGCAGCGCAAGTCTTGTACGGCAACAAAGAAACCTAAGGAGCCAACACAATGGCAACGCTACCGACCACCCCGGGCGCCGTCACCCTGACCGACTGGGCCAAGTCGCGCGACCCCAACGGGTCGACCGCAACCGTCGTCGAACTGCTGAACCAGTCGAACGAAGTCCTGACCGACATGCTGTGGATCGAGGGCAACCTGCCCACCGGCCACCGCACCACGGTCCGCACCGGCCTGCCCAACCCGACGTGGCGCAAGCTCTACCAGGGCGTGCAGCCGACGAAATCCACCCGTGCGCAGGTCGATGACACCTGCGGCATGCTGGAAGCCCGCAACGAAGTCGACAAGGCACTCGTCGAGCTGAACGGCGATGCGTCGTCGTTCCGCCTCTCGGAAGCTCAGGCCGAAATCGAGGGCATGAATCAGTCGCTGTGCCAGACCCTGTTCTACGGCGACCAGTCGGTGAACCCCGAGCGCTTCACGGGCTTCGCCCCGCGCTATTCGCTGAAGTCGGCCGCCAACGGTCAGAACATCGTGGATGGCGGCGGCACGGGCGTGGACAACACCTCGGTGTGGCTGGTGGTGTGGGGCCAGAACACGGTGACTGGCATCTACCCGAAGGGCACGCGCGCCGGCCTGACGCACGAAGACCTGGGCGTGATCGATGCCTTTGACACGCAAACCCCGCCGGCGCGCTTCCGCGCGTACGCGGATCTGTGGCAGTGGAAGTGCGGCCTGTCGGTGCGCGACTGGCGCTACGCGGTTCGCATCGCCAACATCGACGTGTCCGACCTCGTGGGCCAGACCGGCACGCAGGCGCCGACGGCTGCCACCGCGCTGATGAAGCTGATGGTGCAGGCCATGGCGCGCATCCCGATGATGGGCATGGGCAAGCCGGTGTTCTACGCCAACCGCACGGTGAAGGAGTTCCTGGGCATTGCCGCACTGGACAAGAGCCAGAACGCGGTGACGGTCGAGCCGGCCCTGAACCAGTTCGGCCAGATCAGCCCGGGCCACCTCGGCAACGGCACCACCCGCTTCCTGGGCGTACCAGTGCGTACGGTGGATCAGCTGCTGTCGGCCGAGGCCCGTGTGGTCTAAGCCCGTCGAGACACAGGAGAAACACCATGTACATGGACATCAACGAGCAGTTCTCAAACGGCCAGTCGCTGATCAACGGCACTGGCGACCTGGTTTCGACGAACGTCTACGACAGCAACCCGACGGGCATCCCGTCCACCCCGCAGAACATCGACGAGGGGCCGGGCGAGGATTTCTGGCTGAACATCCGTATTGGCACCGCTGTTGTGGCGGCCGGCGGCACGGTGCAGTTCGTGCTGCAGGTCGACGATAACGTTGGCTTCGCCTCGCCAAAGGAGTTCCCGCTCACCGCTGCGCTTGCGCCAGCCGTGATGACGGCGAACACCTTCATCTACCAAGGCCGTCTGCCGATTGGTCTGGAACGCTTCTGGCGCGTTGTTTACCGCATCGCAGGTGCTGCGGTTACGGCCGGCACGGCGGATGCCTTCATCACGAAGGACACCCAGTATAACCGCGCCTACTCGGCCGGCTTCACGGTCGCCTAAGGAGAAACGCACATGCTGGTACGCGCAATTGCACAAGGCTATGCTGGCAAGGGCGGTCACGCCCTGCGCCAGCCGGGCGACGTGTTCGAGATCGAGGACGACCTGGCCAAGATCGGACTGTCGCGCCCGGGCGGCACCTGGTTCGAACCGGTCGAATCCGAGAAGCCTGGCCGCAAGCCGAAGGACGACGCACTGGCCTGATCCGCTCCGGCCAAACAAGAAGAACCAGAACAGGGGCCGCGCGCCCCTGTTTTTGCTAGGGGATCAAAATGGCTGACGTTATCCGCGACGATGCAGTCCAAGCGACCATCGCGGGGGAGATGTTCGTCTATAGCAACATGATTTCGGCGCTGGCTTCGGCCGCGACCACTTATGCGTCGTTCCGCACCGGGCCATACCCCGTGTTGATCGAGCGGCGCAGCTACGGCACCACAGCCGACAGCCTGACCGTGCGGCTCTACGAGAACGCGAGCAGCACCGGCGGCACGCTGAATCCAGGCACGAATCGCAGCCGTACAGCGGAAGGGCTGGCGATGCCCGAGCCGCAGACCTGCCGCGTCAACGTCACGCCTGGCGCGCTCCCGTCAGCCCTGTTCACGCTGATGCTGCTGTCCACCAACAAGGTGAACGCGTCGTTGGGGGATCCGGGCACCGACAAGATCCAGCTCGCCGCCAACATGGATTACGTGCTGGGCATCACCAACAACGACGCGCAGGCGCGGGACGCCACCTGGTCCTTCGCCGTGCGTCGTCTGCCGAGGTAAGCACCATGGCCGATATCGCAATGGGTGGCGGTGGAGTGCAAGGTCCAGCAGGTCCGACCGGTGCGACGGGCCCCGCCGGCCCGACCGGCCCGACCGGCCCCACTGGGGCGACAGGCGCCACCGATGCCACGGGTCCGACCGGGGCAACTGGCCCCGCGGGGCCCTCCACAATCGGCGCACCTACCTCCCGCGCATTGACGTTGGGAACCGCGTACCAGGCGTCGGATACGACCAAGCCCGCCCTCATCACAATAAGCCTGCAAGCGAACAGCACGATCAGTCTCAGTGGCGCCTCAAATAACGAAGGCCAGATTGTCATTGGCGCCACCAATGCCGTAGCTGGCGGTACTGGTAGCGCAGTTGGCAACTACAAGAACAACCTCAGCGGCGCGCTTGTGGTCGGCCTCAGTCTTGGAAATCAAGCGGCGTGCTCCTACACGATCGCGCTGCCCGCCGGCTGGTTCTTCGCGATTCGTCAGACTGCCGGTACGGGGTTGCAAATCGTATCTGCGTTCGATCAAGCATTGGGGTAATTCATGGCATCTCCCACCGATATCTGCAATCTGGCCCTGAGCCACTTGGGCGATGAGGCAACCGTCGCCAGCATCGACCCGCCCGAAGGCAGCGCGCAGGCCGACCACTGCGCGCGGTGGTATCCGATTGCGCGCGACATGCTCCTGCAAGAGCATACCTGGTCGTTTGCCACGCGCCGCATCCAGTTGGCGCAGGTGGCTTACCCCTACACCTCGTGGCAGTACGCCTACGCGAAGCCGGACGACTGCTTGAAGTTCTTCGCAGTGCTGCCCCCGGACGCTCCCAACGATTACTACGCCGGTGTGCCGCCGCTGTCGCGGCAGCCGTTCGATACCCGACCGATCCCGGCGGTATCGTACGTGCCGCAGGACTTTGCGACCGAGATCGATGAAGACGGCAACGACATCATTGTCACGAACCAGGACCAAGCTGTCGGCCGCTACGTGATCCGGGTCGAGGACACCACGCGTTTTTCGCCGATCTTCGTCGAGGCGCTGGCGCGCCTGCTGGCCAGCTATCTGGCCGGGCCGATCATCAAAGGCGCCGAGGGGCGCCAGGAAAGCACCGGACAGTACAACGCCTACCTGGTGGCGAAAGCCCGCGCGGTGCAGGCCGACGGTGTGCAACGACAGGTACGGCCGCAGCAGATCGTACCGTGGATGGCGGGGCGCAACTGATGGCACTGATCCGCACCCTCGCACGCTCCTTCGCCGGCGGCGAGATCAGCCCGGAAATGTTCGGGCGGCTCGACCTGTCCAAGTTCCAGACCGGGCTTGCACTGGCCCGCAATTTCGAGGTGCTGCCACACGGGCCGGTACGCAACCGTGCAGGCACTGAGTTCGTGCGGGAAGTCAAGGACAGCACGAAACGCACGCGCCTGATCCCGTTCAGCTTCAACACGCAGCAGACGTTCGCGCTGGAGTTCGGCGCCGGCTATGTGCGCTTTCACACGCAGGGCCAGACGCTGGAATCCTCACCGGGCGTGGCCTACGAGGTGGCAACCCCCTACACGCAGGACGAACTGTTCGACATCCACTACGTGCAGTCGGCCGATGTGCTGACGCTGGTGCACCAGAACCACCCGCCGGCGGAACTGCGTCGATTGGGGGCGCTCAGCTGGCAGTACACCGTCATCTCGTTCCAGCCCACGCTACCCGCGCCTACCGGCGTCGGCGTGGTGCCCACACTGGCCGGCGCCACGACGTACACCTACGCTGTCACAGCATTGGCGCCGGACTCGCTTGACGAGTCGGTAGCGAGTGCCCAGGTATCGACCACGAACGACCTGACGCTTGCCGGCCACTTCAACACCGTGTCCTGGTCGGCGGTGCCCGGCGCCATCCGGTACAACGTCTACAAGATCCGCAACGGCGTGCTGGGGTACATCGGGCAAACCCCGTCGCTTTCGTTCGTCGACGACAACATCGAGGCCGATGTCTCGATCAGCCCGCCGAACGCGAGCAACCCATTTGTTGGCACGAACAACTTCCCGGCCGCGGTGTCGTATTTCGAGCAGCGCCGGGTGTTCGCCGGCACGATCAACAAGCCGCAAACGGTATGGGCCACAGTGTCTGGCACCGAGAGCAACCTGAACCAGTCCCTGCCGGTTCAGGACGATGACGCCATCGTCTTCACGATCGCCGCGCGCGAGGTCAACAGCATCCGGCACCTCGTGCCGCTGACGAACCTGATTCTGCTGACCGCCAGCGCCGAGTGGCGCGTGCAGTCGACGGACTCCGGCGCGCTCACTCCCTCCACGATCAGCGCCCGGCCGCAGAGCTACATCGGCGCGAACATGGTACAGCCGCAGACTGTCGGCAACCGGATCGTTTATCCGCGCGCTCGAGGCGGCCGGGTGAACGAACTGGCGTACAGCTTCGATGCCCAGGGCTACGTCACCAACGACCTGAGTTTGCTGGCGCAGCACCTGTTCGATGGCTACACCATTGTGGATATGGCGCTGCCCAAGGCACCGTACCAGATTGCCTGGTTTGTGTCCTCCAACGGGGATCTGCTCGGGCTGACCTACGTGCCTGAGCAACAGGTCGCCGGCTGGCACCACCACGACACCGGCACCGATGACAGTTTCGAGTCGGTGTGCGCCATTGGTGAGGGGGACGAGGATGCGGTGTACGTGATCGTGCGGCGCACGATCAATGGTGTGCAGAAACGTTTCGTCGAACGGTTGCACTCGCGCCGCTTCACGTCGCAATCCGACTGCTATTTCGTCGACTGCGGGGCGACCTACACCGGCGCGCCGACCAACACCGTGACCGGCCTGACCTGGCTGGAAGGCATGACCGTGAATATCCTGGGCGACGGCGCGGTCTACCCGCAGCAGGTTGTCACCGGCGGCGCGATCACGTTGGAAGCACCGGCCATGTGCTCCACGATTACGGTCGGTCTGCCCATTACCGCGCAGATGCAGACGTTGCCGCTGGCCGCGCAGATCGATGGTGGGTTCGGGCAAGGTCGCACGAAGAACGTGAACAAGGTCTGGATGCGCGTTACTGAGTCGGGCGCAGTGTTCGCGGGCCCGCGCTTCGATGCGCTGAAGGAAACCAAGGTGCGCACGACCGAGCCGTGGAACTCCCCGCCGTCGCTACAAACCGGCCAGATGGAACTGGTGCTGACCCCCAGCTGGCAGGAAGACGGCAGTGTGTGCATCCAGCAGACCTACCCGCTGCCGGTGACGCTGGCGGCCATGACCATGGAGGTGTCGATCGGTGGCTGAAATCGAAGTGCGGTGGCCCACCCCGGGCGACGTTGAGACACTGGTCCACAACCTGCGACTGGCCGATCGCGCCGAGATGGAAGCCACCATCGGTGTCGAGACGGACAAGCTGGCAGCCATGCACGACATCGTAGCGCGTTCGTCGCACGCCTGGGCCGTCCTGGGAAAAGGGCAACTGCTGATGGTCGGCGGTCTGTTTCCGATGGGCACGATGCTGGGCGGCGAAGAAGCGCAACCCTGGATGATGGCTACGACCACGGTGGAACGTATGCCCGGTGCACTTATGCGGGTAGGTCTGCGGTACCTTTCGGTCATGCGCGGATGCTACCCCCGGCTTTCGAACTACGTCGACGCCCGAAACGAGAAAAGTATCCGTTGGCTACGCCGAATAGGCTTTACTGTGCACACCAACACGGTGCCATTCGGCCCCTATGGCCTTCCGTTCCACTATTTTGAGATGAATAGCTAACATGTGTTTCGCTAGTGCAGGCGGCGCTGGGGCCGCGACGAGCGGTGCCGGTAGCCTTTTGGGGGGTGGCGGAGGGTATGGCGCCTTGATCGGGGCGGGGGTAAATGCGCTCGGGCAGGCGAAAAGCGCGGAGCTATCCGCCGCCTCGCAGAAAACCGAACTCGCCAACCAGGCGTACGTATCAAACCTGAATTCGGCACTGGCCGAACTGCAGGCGCAGGACGCCATCCGTCAGGGGGTGCAGGCGGGCATCGACGTGCGCCAGCGCGCGCGGCAGGTCAAGGGCGCGCAGCGCGCCGCCTTCGCCGCCAACGGGGTGAACGTCAACGAAGGTTCACCCGCCGCCGTGCAACGCTCCACCGACTACATCCGCGATGTCGACGTGGCCACGCTCGCCAACAACGCCGCGCGTACAGCCTTTGGCTACCGCGTGAACGCTGCCAATGCCACCGCGCGCGGCGCGGCGCTGCAGGCCGGCGCCGATGCCATCAGCCCGGGCATGGCTGGCGCAACCTCGTTACTGGGCAGCGCTTCCTCGATCGCGGACAAGTGGTACAAACGCTACGGCCGCGTTCCCCTTGCCACGGCCGCCAGTGGCGGCACACGCGGCACGTATGTCGACCAGTTCCAATACCCGGATTCGGAGTAACCCGTGGCCCGCGTCCCGACCGTAGATAGCCCAACCGTCCAGCGCGCTGGCCTGCCCAGCGCCCAGTTCGAAGCCCCGCGCGAGATCGGCACCGACATCGCCGCGCGCCAGGGCGCCGCGCTGACACAGGCCGGCAATCAGCTGCTGGACACCACGTTCAAGATCCAGCAGCAGGAGATTGACTACGCCAACCAGTTGCGCGTGGACGACGCCGTGAACCAGGCGCGCGAGGCGGCGGCCAAGCTGACGTACGACCCGCAGCAGGGGTACACCACCTTGAAGGGCCAGGCCGCCTTGCAGCGCCCGAACGGTCAGTCGCTCGCCGACGACTATGGCGGCCAGCTGCAGACCTCCTTCTCCAACATCGCCGGCGCGTTGGGCAACGACGCCCAGCGTCAGCAATTCGCACGGCAATCGGCCGGCATCCTTCAGGGGTTCCGCAACGGGCTGATGCAGCACGAGAACGCGGAGTTCCGGGGCTACGCCAACTCGGTGCGCGAGGGCACGATCGCCAATCGACTGGATGACATCGGCCGGAACTACAACAACCCCGACGTGATCGACGAGTCGGTCGGCTCGATCCGCGCGGCCACCTACGACCTGGCCAAACTCAACGGCAAGTCGGCGGAATGGGCAGAGGCGCAAGTCAAGCGCCAGGTCAGCAACGCGCATTTCACCGCGATCCAGGCCGCGCTGCAGAGCAACGACCCGATCTACGCCGATCAGTACATGAAGAAGTACGCCGACCAGATGGATGCTAACGACATCCTGAAGGCGAACGGGTTGATCACGAAAGAGGCCGATGCCAAGATCGGGCAAGCCGCCGCCACGCAGGTGATGGTGCAGAATCAGTCGAGCATGGTGCCTACGGACTTCCAACGGCTGACGAACCTGGTCATCGGGCAGGAGTCGCGCGGACAGCGTTACGCCGCCGACGGGCAACTGCTGACCTCGCCCAAGGGGGCGAAGGGCGAGATGCAGGTGCTCGACAGCACCAACACCAACCCCGGGTTCGGCGTCAAGCCCGCGCAGGACGACACGCCGGACGAGCGCGCCCGCGTGGGCCGCGACTACCTGCAGGCCATGCTGCAGAAGTACCAGGGCAACGTGCCGCAGGGGCTGGCCGCCTACAACGCGGGCCCCGGCGCGGTAGACGCCGCGGTGCGCGAGGCCAACAAGAATGGCACGCCGCAGCAGTGGCTGGCGTACCTGCCCAAGGAGACGCAGACCTACGTGTCGCGCATCATGGGCGGCTACAACGCCGGAGGCGGCACGCCGGCGCGACCGACGCTGGAGGATATCCACCGGCAGGTCGAGGACACGCTGGGCCCCACCGCCAGCCCGCAGCGCCGCGCTATCGCGCGCGAGACGGCTACGCGCCAGTACAACGAGCAGACGGCTGCGATCAAGCAGCGCGAAGACCAGGCTGTCGAGAACGTGCAACGCCAACTGATCGCCAACGGCGGCAACTTCGCCGCGCTGCCGAGCGACGTGCGCGCCTCGATCCCGCCCGGCCAGTTCGACAACATGATGGCCTTCGCCGGCAAGCTTGCCAAGGGCGTGCCGATTGAGACGAACTGGGATCTGTACTACGACTTGCGGCGCGATCCGCAGGTGCTCGCGCGCACGAACCTAGGCGCGCTGCGCAACCAGTTGGCCGACACCGAGTACAAGCAGCTGGTCGGGTTGCAGACCGACCTGAAGGCTGGCAAGGACGACGTGTTCACGCGCCTGCAGTCGGCCGACGGCATCCTGAAGCAGTTCATCAAGGAAGCTGGCATCAATCCCAATGCGAAGCCGGGCACCGACGACGCCAAAACGGTCGGCCGGTTGACGGCCGCCTACTCGCAGCGCCTGCAGGCACAGGAAGCCGCCACCGGCAAGAAGACCTCCGAAGCCGAGCAGCGCGCCATCGCCGCGCAGATCTTCACGCAGGTTGAGGTGGACCGCCCCTTCTGGCTGGACAAGAAGACGCCGGCTGGCGCCGTGACCGACCAGCAGACCGTGGTGATCCCGAAGGATCAGGTAAAGCTGATCGACGACGCCCTGCGCCAGCGCGGCTATCCGATCAACGACACGACCCGCCAGCAACTCTATCGCCGCAGCCTGGGCGTCACCCCTCTCGCAAATAATGGCTGATCAGAATCCGTACCTCTCGCTGGTTCCCGACGCACCGCCCCCGGCCAGCCCCGCCGATGCAGCGGCACAGGTGCCGGCCGGCCCGACAGCCGAGCCCAACCCCTACCTGCAGGTCATCGACTCCGGCACGAAATCGACGCCGTACCGGGTGTCGGTCATGCAGACGGCCGACCAGAACCCGGACGCCGAGGCGCGCGTGCAGGCGCTGGGCCGCAAGTACGGGGTGCCAGCCGAGACGGTGCGGCTGCAGCAGAAGGATTACGAGCGGCGCGACGTGATCGACAGCATCGATTACGAGAAACTGGCGTTCCAGTCGCCGGCCACGTCCGGCCTGCTGGCCACGCCGCAGACGGCCGCGATCAGTCGGGACGATACCGAGAACCTGAGCGGGATCGAGCGCACGCTGCGCTACCTGTCTGGCGGGGCGAAGTCAGTGGTTGCCGGTGTTGGCCCATCGTTCACCTCCGGTCTGTATGGCGGGGTGCAATCGTTCTTTGACACGCTGGCGCAAGGCGCCGATCAGGCGCGCCAGCGCCCAATATCTTTCTCCGAAGGGCCTGTCGGGTTGGCGGCTCAACTGCTGCCGGAGAACCCATTCGCACGCGTCGCGGCGGGCGTGGCGCAGTGGCGCCGCGAGCAAGATGTGATGTCGAAAAGCTTGATCCCACAGGCGTCCGGCAATATCGAAGCAGGCGTTTATTCGGGGTTGCAGTCTGTCGGGCAACTGGGCTCCGCGCTGGCCACTGGCGGGGCTGCCGGTCTTCTGCCGTTGTTGACTGCCACTACAGCAGGGCAGGCGTACGGCGAAGCGCGCGATAAGGGCGTTCCTGTACAGCAGGCAATCCCGTTCGGGGTGAGCCAGGGGGCCATTGAATACGCCACTGAAAAACTCCCTGTGGCGACGTTCCTGCGCAACCTTAACGCGCGCACGCCGCTGCTCAGCTTCGTGACGCAGCAACTGAAGGCTGAAGTTCCGAACGAGCTTGTTGCAACCACGTTGCAGAATCTGAACGAATGGGCGGTGCTCAATCCGGAGAAACCGGTGGGCGATTACATTCGGGAGCAGCCTGATGCGCTGGCGCAAACCCTTGTCGCCACGATCGTAGCGGGTGGGGCGCTGACTGGTGCCGCGCGCGGCGTGCAGGCCGTGGGCGACCGCATGACGCGCAAGCAGCAGGATGCAGCGCAGGCGCAGGCCAACGCGGCGGCGCTGACCGAGCAGGACCAGCTTGCCGCCGTCAACAAGCTGCGCCCGCGCGACGCCGATACGTTCGGCGCGTTCGTGCGCGAGGCAACAGCGGACGGGCCCGTGCAGGACGTGTACATCGACGTGCAGAGCCTGGCGCAATCCGGCGTGGACGTGGCTGCGCTGGCGCAGGTGTCGCCGTCGGTCGCGGCGCAGCTGCCCGAGGCCACCGCTACGGGCGGCACGATCCGCATCCCACTGGACGAGTTCACTACCAACGTGGCCGGCACCGACCTGTCCGCGCCGCTGGTGCCGTACCTGAAGACCGACCCGCTGGGCATGAACCAGAAGGAAGCCGAGGAATTCATGCAGTCCGGCGCCAACCAGTTCCAGCAGGAGGTCGAGCGCACACTGGCCGCGCAGGCGCCGGACCAGGCTTTCAAGGCGTCGCGCGATGCGGTGCAGCAGGATATCGCCCAGCGGCTCGACGCCGTTAACCGCTTCACGCCGCAGGTCAACCAGCAGTACGCCACCATGCTGTCGAACTTCTACGCCGTGCAAGGCGCACGCACCGGCATGACGCCCGAGGAATTCGCGCAGCGCTACCCGATCCGGTTCGCGCGAGAGGATCTGGTGGATGGCGAACAACGCCTGGACGAGCACGCTGGGCAACAGCAAAACCCCCAACATGCCGCGTCGCTGCTGACCACGGATCAGGCTAGACAGCAAGTGCTTACCGATACTGAATGGCTCGGTAGCGGGAGCACGTCTGCGGCTCTTGGTGGCCGGTGGGCGGCAAACAGCAACTTTATCAAAACCATCCGTAGCGGCGATCAGGAAGTCGGCGAAGTCTACGGTGAGGAGGTGCCCAATGCTGTTGTCATTTCGGAGTCCCATGTAAACCCCGATCAACAAGGCAAGGGGGCTGCGCGCCAAGCGTATGAGCAGTTGGCGAACTACGCCATCGCCCAAGGGAAAATTCTTCATAGTGATAGCGCGGTGTCAGAGTCAGCGTCTCGTGTGTACGACGCGCTCGCTCGCCGGGGCTATACCGTCGAGAAGAACCCAGCCGCAGTGCTGGAGAACGGCCGCTGGCAGTCGCCCGACAACGCGCCCGTCTACACCGTCACGGCCGCACCGCAACAGGTCAACCAACCGCAAAAAATCGACGAAGATACCGGTTTACCACTAAACGCCGACGGTACGGTTACTGTTTACCATCACACCAGCGCGGGCAAGGCTGCACAGATCCGCCAGACCGGGCGTCTCAAATCTGCGGGCGAGCCTGATGTCTATGTAACTACACGGGCGGAAACCGACACGGGTTACGGTGACACCGCAGTGGCAATAAATATCGACCCGTCCTTGCTTCAGATCGACGACGAATTCCCAGATGGGCGCACGGATTATCGTATAGACACTGGAAAACCCGGCGGGTCGATCAAAGTAAAATTCCCACAGGTCAACCAAGGCGAACGTGGTAGCCTCACCGTGCCGCGTGACATCACGCAGCAGGCACCGATCCTGACCCTGCTGGAGAACGCGGACCTGTCCACGTTCCTGCACGAGTCTGGTCACTTCTACCTGGAGGTGCTGTCGGATCTCGCCGCACGCCCCGACGCGCCACAGGAGATCAAGGACGACATGGACGCGGTGCTGAAGTGGTTCGGCGTGCCGGACATCGAGACGTGGCGCGGCATGACGCTCGACCAGAAGCGCGACAATCACGAGCAGTTCGCGCGCGGCTTTGAGGCGTACCTGTTTGAAGGAAAGGCACCCAGCCAGGAACTGCGCGGCGTATTCCAGCGGTTCCGCGCATGGCTCGTCAACGTCTACCGCAACCTGGCACGCCTGAACGTGCAGTTGACCGACGAGGTGCGCAGCGTGTTCGACCGCATGCTGGCCACGTCCGACGCCATCGCCGAACAGCAGGTGATCGAAGGCGCCGCGCCCATGTTCGACTCGGCGCAGGCGGCCGGCATGGACGAGAACCAGTGGCGCGCCTACCAGAACCTGAACAGCGAAGCCCAGCAGGATGCGCTGCAGAACCTGGAAACGCGCAGCATGCGCGACATGAAGTGGCTGAACAACGCCCGCAGTCGCGTGCTGAAAGACCTGCAGAAGCAGGCCGACGCGCAGCGCGCCGCCGTGCGCGACGAGGTAGAGGCCGAGGTCTACGCCACGCCGCTCTACAGCGCGATGCAGTTCCTGCGCCGTGGCACGACAACGATCAACGGCGAGCCGTTCACGGCCGATGCGCACAAGCTCGACATCGACGCGCTGGGCGACATGTACGGTGGCGAGGGTGACAAGTTCGCGTTGTTGGACTGGAGCAAGCTGGGTTACGGCCGGTACGGCATGCTGGGCAAGGACGGTATCAGCCCGGACGCGGCGGCGCAGATGTTCGGCTACACCTCGGGCGACCAGCTCGTGCGCGCGCTGCTCGACGCCGAGCCGGTCGATTCCGTCATCGAGGGCATGACCGACCAGCGCATGCTGGAGCGGTATGGCGATCTGACCGATAAGCAGAGCATGGACCGCGCCGCCGACGCGGCCATCCATAACGACGCCCGCGCCCGCTTCATCGCCACCGAGCTGAACGCACTGAACCAGGCCATCGGCGATCGCCGCGTGTTGGCCAGCGCCGCCCGCCAGTTTGCCGAGCAGATGATCGCGCGGCTGCGCGTGCGCGATGTCAAGCCGGGGCAGTACACGGCCGCTGAAGGGCGTGCGGCGCGCGAGTCCGAACGCGCGTTCAAGAAAGGCGACCTGGAGACGGCTGCTGCCGAGAAGCGCAACCAGCTGGTGAACACGTACGCGGCCAAGGCGGCCTACGCGGCGCAGGACGAGATCCAGAAGTCGGTCGACTACCTGAAGAAGTTCGACAAGGAATCGACGCGCAAGAGCATCGATCCGTCCTACCGCGAGCAGATCGATGCACTGCTGGAGCGGTTCGACCTGCGCACCGGGCAGAGCCTGACGGCCATCGACCGTCGCAAGTCGCTGCTGGAGTGGGTGCAATCGCAGGAGGAACAGGGGCTGGAACCGATTATCGACCCAGCCCTGCTGGATGAAGCACGCCGCCAGTCGTATAAGGACATGACGGTCGAGGAATTGCGCGGCCTGACCGACGCGGTGCGTAACATCGAGCACCTGGGCCGGCTGAAGAAGAAACTGCTGACCGCCAAGGACCAGCGCGAATTCCAGGCGGCCGTGGACGAGCTGGTCGCCTCGATCGAGAACAACGCGAAGCGCGTCGTGCCGGAGGAACGGTCCTCCGATCGCGGGCGCCTCGTGAACATCCGCCGTATGTTCCGGGGGTTCAAGGCCGAGCACCGCAAGTTCGCCAGCTACGCGCGCGAGTTCGACGGCTGGCAGGACGCCGGCGCGGCATGGGAATACCTCGTGCGCACGATGAACAGCGCCGGCGACTTCGAGGCCGTGGAGAACGAGCGCGCCACGAAGAAGCTGGGCGAACTGCTGCGCCCGATCCTGAAACAGAAGGGGCTGCACCGCAAGCAGTTCTTCCCGGAGATCGGCAAGTCGTTCACGAAGGAGGAACGACTGGGCATCGCGCTGAACATGGGCAACGCCGTGAACCGCGAACGCGTGCTCGCTGGCGAGAACCTGACCCCCTCGCAACTCGACACCCTGCTCGACACGCTGACCGAGGAAGACTGGAAATTCGTCCAGGGGGTGTGGGACTACCTCGACTCCTTCCGCCCGCAGATCGCTGCCAAGGAAAAGCGCTTGACGGGCGTCGAGCCGGAGTGGGTGGAGGCCGAGCCCGTGCAGACGAAGTTCGGCGAATTCAAGGGCGGCTACTACCCTATCAGCTATGACGCACTGCGCAGCTCGCGCGCCGAATCGGACATCAACGCCGAGGTGCAGAAACAGATCGAGCGCGGCCTGTACACCCGTGCGCAGACCCGCCGCGGACACCTGAAATCGCGGACGGAATCCACCGGCCGCCCGATCCGCTACGATCTCGGCGTCATCACCGACCACGTGCAGCAGGTGATCCACGACCTGGCCTGGCACGAGTACCTGGTCGACGCGAACCGCCTGCTACGCAACAGCGGCGTGGACGAAGCCGTGCGCCGGCACTATGGCCCCGAAATCCTGAAGCAGATGAAGGACACGCTGAAGGATGTGGCAGTCGGTGAGAGCGCTGCTGACGGGTGGATGGGCCGCATGCTGAACCATCTGCGCATCGGTTCCACGGTAGCCGGCCTCGGCTACCGACTCACCACGTCACTGATGCAGCCGCTGGGGCTCACGCAGAGCGCGGTGCGCATCGGGCCGAAGTGGGTGCTGAAGGGCGCCAGCCACTGGGCCGCCGGAGCTGTCGGGCTGGAGAAAGGCATGAAGGACATGTACGAGATGTCCGACTTCATGCGCCTGCGCGCGAACACGCTGAACCGTGAAATCAACGAGATCCAGAACCGGGTGTCGGGCAAGTCCGAACTGCGTCAGAAGATCGACGCATCGTACTTCTACATGATTCAGAAGGCGCAGTTGATTGCCGACGTGCCAACGTGGTGGGGTGCCTACGAGAAGGCCATGTCGAAGGAAGACATGACCGAAGACAAGGCCATCGCGTTGGCCGACCAGGCGGTGCGCGACGCTCAGGGCGCCGGCCAGATCGGCGATCTCGCGGCCATTCAGCGGGGCGGCCCGCTGAAAAAGCTGTGGACGAATTTCTACAGCTTCTTCTCGACTACCTACAACCTGACTGCGGAGGCTGTCGGGCGCACCAACTTCCGCAAGCCGCGGGAGGTGGCGCTGCTCGCCGCCGACCTGGCGCTGCTCTACACCCTGCCGGCACTGCTCGGCACAGTGGTGAAATCCGCGCTGCACGGAGGCCCGGACGATGACGACGAGTTCCTGCGTTCGCTGATCGCGGACCAGCTCAACTACCTGTTCGGCACGGTGGTGGGTCTGCGCGAAGTGTCGGCCGCCGTGCAAGGTGCAACTGGCCTGTACAGCGACTACAGCGGCCCGGGCGGTGCGCGCTTCTTCGCGGAGTTCGCCAAGCTGGGCAAGCAGGCCGCCCAGGGCGAGGTGGACGAGGCATTCCTGAAGGCGCTGAACTCGTCGGCCGGCATCGTGTTCCATTACCCGGCAGGGCAGATCAACGCCACGGTGTCCGGGTTGCAAGCATTGGCCGACGGTAAGACGGAGAACCCGGGAGCGCTGCTGGTGGGCCCGCCACCCAACAAGTGATCAGTCCAGAATCCAGCGCACCACCTCGATCAGGAACGTGATGGCCGTGAAGAACATCGAGATAGGCACAGCGTAGCCCCAGTCGTCACGCATAGTTTTCTCCTATGGAAAGCGTTTCGCTAAAGATTACAGCATCCGCTAAACTTGTCAAGTCTAAGGTGCACTTAACGCTAAACGAGTGGTGAACAATCCCGGTAGTCTAGCCATACTGAGGCCATCCTACCGTGACCATCACCAGCGCCAACCGCAAGGCCGGGCCGTTCCTTGGGAATGGCGTCACTACTGCCTTTCCGTTTAGCTTCAAGGTTTTCAAGAAAGAGGACGTGCTGGTCACGTTCACGAGTACCAGTGGAGTTGACGCCGATCTGGTACTCGATTCCGACTATTCGGTAGTGCTGAATAGCAACCAGGACAACAACCCTGGCGGCACTATCATCTACCCGATCAGCGGTACGATCTTGCAGATTGGTGAGAAGCTCACGCTGACGGGGGACCTTGACTACACGCAGCCGACCGACCTGCCAAACCCGGGGCCGTTCTTCGCGCAGGTTGTTGAGGACGCGCTAGACCGGGCGGAAATCCAGATTCAACAAGTAAAGGAAATCACGGATCGCGCCATCAAGATCAGCGTGAGTGACACACCGCTGGCACCCCTGCCGGCGCAATCAGCGCGCGGCAATACCGTGATCGGGTTCGATGCGCTGGGCAACGTGACGGTGTTGCCAATCCCATCCAGTCTGGGTGCGGGAGATCGTATCCCTTATACACTGGTGGCGGGTGCGGACTTTACCCCTGGTGTGAGTACGTCCGTAACATTGCCGCGCGCGCCCGGTTCACCCGGCAATCTGGAGGTGCACTGGGACGGTGTTCCGCGCGATTTCTCCGGCTGGAGCGTGGCGGGCACGGTCCTGACGTTCACGACGCCGATCCCATCGTACGTCACGGAAATCTGGGGCTATATCGGCACCACGTTGTCGACACAGATTCCGCCCGTTGGCTCGGTCACTGATTCTACGGTTGCGTCGAATGCCGCGATAAATAGCACGAAACTTGCGTTCATCCCTGGCTACGCAGGCGCGGTAGCCAGCCGCACCGTCGACAGCAAGCTGCGCGAGACCGTTAGCGTGATGGACTTCGACGCCGTGGGTGACGGGGTTGCGGACGATACTGCGGCATTTAGCGCTGCCATTGCCTACGCGAATTCGCTGAACCCCGGTTCCGTCGATGCGCAGAATGTGATTGGCGTGACCATTAAAATCCCGAACGGTCGCTACAAGATCACGGCGCCAGTTACCACAATCCTGAAGGGAAGCATCGCTATCGTCGGCGAGAGCCGCGCCGGGGTTAAGTTGCTTCTTAGCGCCAATGCCCCCACATTCACGTGGAACACGTCAGGCAGTTCCGATCTGGTGGTGAATGGTGAATTCTCGAACTGCGCCATCGAGTACCTAGCCCCGCCCGGAGCGAATGCGCTGATCTGGTACATGGAAAATACGTACCGGGTGCATTTCGAGAACATCGATCTGATCAACGTGGGCAGGGTTGCGCAGATGGGCAGCCCGACGCGACCCGCCGGTGCGATCTATTTCACAAACTTGGTTGGGTATGTGGCCAACATCGGAAAATCGGCCTTTGTCTGCGGCACAGGCGCCGGTCTCTTTTTCGATTCATGCCGACTGTTTGTGCCCGTGCCGACGCCGACGCCGAACCGTACAAGTGCGATGACCACGGTTTTCGGCACGAACTTCCTGACGATCAACTCCGCAACGTGGGACACGGTACAGCTGGACAACTGTTTTATCGAGCGATTCTATTACGCCATCCAGTTGCAAGCCAGTGCGGGCGTCATTATCAATAACATTTATGTCAATAACACGTATTTCGATTACATCGCCAATCGCGTACTGTCTGCAGAAAGTCTTAGTGTCGTAAGTGGCGGCGTGTTCGGAGTGAAATTTACCGGGTGCTGGTTCGCATGTTGGGACGATACTGCGATCTACTTGGCCGGCCCTGGGGCTATCCGAGTGTTTGAATTCGCGAACTGCAATGTTGTGTCAGCGGGGGCCTACGGCTACCTCATAAACGGGGCCAACCGCGTGCAAATCGTGGGCGGGGTCGTCGCTGGTACAAACCGCGTCGCTGCGCTCGGCAACCTTGCCGCCATAGCATTGAGTGCGGGCGTGGGCACGACGGTAGCGGACGTTACTGCAGGCTATGACAACACGCCGGATGGTTTCCCGTGGCAGGCTGCGTACGCCGTCGCAATTTCTGCCGATGTGGATTACTACACCATTTCCAACTGCGATCTGGCTGGCGCTGTCCAGCCGCTTAACCTCGCGATCAATTCGGGGGGTAGCCAGAACCGGATGATCCGCGGAAACCGGGGGACTTTCCTTAACTCTGTGGTTTCTACGCCGTCTATCACGAGTGGGGTTCCTTTTGTCAATACCTTGGCATACGTCATCCGATTCAATGTCTTTGGAGGAACCGTGACGGGTATTAGCATGAATGGCGTAGGCATCAATAGCGCCACCTCCGGGCAATTCCTTCTGCATCCTGGTGACAGTATCACGGTCAATTTCTCTGTCGCGCCCACTTTCTCCTATTTCGGGATGAACCTGTGATGAAACGAACCCTCGCAATTCTGGCGCTGTTCAGCGCGTCGGCCTTCGCGCAGACCGTGCCGCCGCAACTCATCAGCCCAGCAGGGTCGACAGCGGGGCAGGCCATCGTGTCTAATGGCCCCGCCGTGCCGCCAACGTGGGGCGCCGTGTCGTCTGGCAGCCTGGCGCCCATCGCGGCAAATCGGGTGCTGGGGAACTTCACCGGGGCATCCACCGCGCCGTCCGCGTTTGTGGTTCCGAGTTGCAGCACGGCGAACAGCGCGCTGCAATTCACCACCAATACCGGCTTGTCGTGCGGCACAACGTTCGCGTTGACCGGCGGTACGCTCGGTCAATTCGCCAGCACCACGTCTGCGCAGCTGGCCACAGTCCTGACGAACGAGACAGGCACCGGTAGCGTAGTCTTCAGCGACACGCCCACCTTTACGGGCACCGTCAACGTGGCGGCGCTAACCGCCACGGGCGCCATTACACCTAGCCAAACGGCCGGCATCGTCGGCACCACCACCAACAACAGTGCGAACGCAGGGGCTTGGGGCGAGTACGGCAGCAATCAGAACACTTCGCTGGCGCTAACGAACAGCGTTCTGGCCACGGCGACATCGCTCACGCTTGGCGGTGGCGACTACACCGTAGGCGGCTCGTGCACGTTCAGCCCTGCCGGGTCGACAGTAGTCAATACGTTGAGCGCAGGTGTTGCCACTGGGGCCAGCCTCCCGGCGGCGCCAGACTACGTGCAAATCAACAACCAAGGCACTGGCACAACAGTGGCCGTGCCAGTGCCCACCCAGCGATTCTCGCTTGCAACTACGACCACGCTTAACCTCAACGTGGTCGCGGGTTTCTCCGTGAGCACATTGACGGTGGTGTGCAAGATCTGGTATCGCCGAGCCCGATAGAGTTTCTGAAGTAAACCGGTCAGCATTCGATAACAATCACACAAGCAAGTCTCTTTTGACGGGGATGTTTAATCCGGGGAGAACATGGACAAGCTATGGCAGCAACAGCTACTCCAGATTGGTGGCCAGCCGCTGCTTGACGTGATGATGGCAATTCACGACAGACAGGTGGAGCAGGCCGGCAAGATCGAGAACATCGAGAAGATCGTGGTGGCGCTCGCCCGCGGCTTCCCCGACAACGACATCGAGGGGCATCGGCGCTACCACGAGTCGCTGATCAACTGGCACAACCTGCGCAACCAGGTGTTGCGCACGGCGCTGGAGAAGGTGGTGCAGGCCGGGGTATTTGCGGGGTTCGTGTTCTTCGGCAAGTTGCTGTGGGACTGGTTCATGCTGGAGGTGAAGAAATGAACTTCGATCAGGCTTTCGATCTGCTCATTGGCCACGAGGGTGGTTACGTGTGGAATGCAGCGGACCCGGGCGGCGAGACCAATTGGGGGGTAACAGCGCGCACCGCGCGCCAAGCTGGCTACATGGGGCCGATGCGCGACATGCCGAAGGAAACCGCCAAAGTCATCGCAAAGAACCAGTACTGGGACACCGTGCGCGCCGACGAGTTGCCTGACGGCATCCGGTTCGATGTGTTCGACACCAGCTACAACAGCGGGCCGAAGCAGGCTATCCGGCTGCTGCAGCGCGCGGTGTGGGTGGCGGACGACGGTGTGATCGGGCCGAAGACCCTGGCGGCCGTCGCCGCGCACGACGTGCGGCAGACCAGCATGCGCTTCAACGCCCAGCGCATCAGGCTGCTGGTGGCGCTGCCCACGTGGGCCAGCTTCGGCAAGGGTTGGATGAACCGTGTGGCCGGCAATCTGGAAACCTCGGCGGGGGGTGCGTGATGGACTGGAAACAGATCGTTGGCACGGTCGCCCCGTGGATCGGCACTGCGCTCGGCGGCCCGCTGGGCGGCATGGCCGTCGGCGCCATCGCGGATGCGCTGGGCCTCTCCGACAAGACCGAGGATGCGCTGAAGCAGGCGATCAGCGGGGCCACGCCGGAACAGATGCTGGCGCTCAAGAAGGCCGATCAGGATTTTGCCGTGCGCATGCAGGAGCTTGGGTTCCAGAACACGCAGGCGCTGGAAAAGATCGCCGCCGATGACCGCGACAGCGCACGCAAGCGCGAAATGACGGTGATGGACTGGACCCCGCGCATCCTGGCGTGTGCCATCACCCTCGGTTTCTTCAGCGTGCTCGCCACGATGATGCGCAACGAGCTGCCGAAAGAAGGCCGCGACGCGCTGCTTATCATGCTCGGCGCGCTCGGCACAAGCTGGACCAGCGTCATCGCCTACTACTTCGGCTCGACAGCTGGCAGCCGCGCCAAGACGGATCTGATTGCGAAGGCTAGTTCGAAGTAGCCTGCGCAAACGGAATCGGCACCAGCTTGCCGCCATCCAGTCGGAACACGCCGGTTTCGCAGGCCACGATAATCTGGCCTTGGAACTCGCATATGCCGACGACGCGGCTGGGGGGCGTGCAGAGGTATCGTGTTCCTTCGCGGCGCGCTGCCGCGCTGGCGGCGTTCCATTCCTCGCCGGTTGCGTCGTCGATGCTGCGCGTGCCGAAGCACCCCGAGCCCACGCAAGCCTCCGGTCCCATACCGCAAACTTTGCAAGTGAAAGTGCCCGTCATTCCTTCCTCCGTTTAAGAGCTTCCATCAACAAGTCCTGCACCTCGCGCTTCGTGCGAATGCGCTCCAGCACTACCTCGTCCACCGTATCGCGCGCCGTGATGTAGTGGACGAACACCGGTCGATCAAACCCGGCCTGCGCCTGGCGTGTCGGGCCAATCCGTTCGATGGCCTGCAAGTGTTCTTCGAGGTTCCAATTCAGGTCGAAGAAGGCGCAAATGTTGGTGTGGTACTGCAGCCCATCCACGCCGTGCCCCATGCTGGCCGGATGCCCAAGCCACACCTTCCCTTTGCCGGCCTTCGCCGCGCGCAGGCCCTCCGACGTGCCCACGTTGATCGCGCCGGGGAACGCCTTCAGCAGCCGCGCCAGCGCGGACTTGAAGTGGTAGAACACCAGCACAGGCATGCCGCCGGCTTCCTCGACCACCGACTCCAGCGCCGCGATCTTCGCGTCGTGCACCACCGCCCACTCGCTGTTGTCCTCGCCCACATACGCGGCGCCGGAGCACAGCTGCAGCAGCTTCATCGACTTCGCCGCGGCGTTGAACGCCTCGACCTCGTGCCCGTCGATCTCGGCGAAGAACTTCGACTCCATTTCCTTATAGAGCCCGCGCGCCTTGGCCGGCAGGTGCACGTCGATCACGTTCTTCACCGGCTCGTGCAGGTCGAACCAGTCTGCAGCGTCCAGGCTCAGACATACGTCCTTGATCCTGGCGTGGATCTCGTCGTGCGCGTGGTCCAGCGGCTCGACCCCAAAGCCATTGAACGACTTGCGGAACCAGCGCTGGGTAAACGCGCTGAACGTGCGGCCCAGGCGCTGCCCGCCGTCGATGAACCACAGGAGCCCATAGAGGTCCGCCAGCCCGTTGGGCGCCGGCGTGCCGGTCAGCAGGATGATGCGGTCGATATGCTTGTGCGCCACGGTGGCGAGCGCGCGGGCGCGCTGCGTGCCCTGCTTCAACCGGAACCCTTTCAGTTTCGATGCCTCGTCGACCACCACGGTCCGAAACGGCCACTGGATTTTCTTCGCCGCGAGACGTTCCACCAGCCACGGCAGGTTCTCGAAGTTCACGGTGGCCAGGGCATTAGGCGCGCGCAGTGCGCGGTCGAGCGCGGCGGCGCGCTGGTTGCCATCGCCCAGGATCGTGATCGGGGTGAACGCGCCAGCAAACTGATCCCAGCGCCCCACCTCGTCCGGCCAGGTGTTCTCGGCCACCCGCAGCGGCGCGATCACCAGGACAGGCCCGCTCTCCACCAGCTGCAGCGTGTGGAGTGCGCAGAGCGTGCCGCTGGTCTTACCGGTGCCCATCCCGGCGAATACCCCCGCGCGGGGATGCGCGAGGATGTGGTCGATCATGGGGTGCTGCAGGGGGCGGGGGGTGAAAACGGGGAGGGGCACGGTCAGTTGGCCTCGCCGACGAGTACGCTGTCTACCCGCTGCATGAGCGGAAAATACTGAGCCTCGCCGGCACTCATCAATAGAAGGGAGAGATCGTAAAGCACCTTGCCGTAATCGGTGAATGTAATGGCGGTGATCTTTGCCTGTGCTACGGGCATTTGTTCATCGCCTACGTTCAGCGATACGATGTCGCCGATCTGGTGCCGCGAGGGGATGTTGCTTTGCTGCATTTCATTGTCCTTTGAAAAAAGAGGCCGGCATTACGCTGGCCCAACTCCTGAGAATTCCTAGGCCGATTACTTCAGCGGTGGCAGGCCTAGCCGGCTGCGCACGATCGGGTCGGTGTGCTGCACCTGCGCGACTGTGGTATCAGCATCAATCACAGTATCAGACACCTTAACCTCTGCCTTTGCGCAGGGGGTGCCGGCCACGTCCATCGCGCGGGCGATGTCGGTATCCTGGCACAGCAGTGCGACAGCGGCCTTGGCCTGGCCAACAGCGGCGAGAGCCTGGGCGTTGTAGCGACGGTCGCAGCCGGCGTCCTTCCACGTCGAGCCGATCGACACGCCCACGCTCATGCCCTGCACGCCAGCGCTCGTCGAGCCCATGCACGTGCCGTTGCTGGCCGTGAGCCCGGCGGCATACGCAGTGGCCACGGGGATCTTCGGCGCCTGGTAGGTCACGGTATCGCCGCCCACATTCACCTGCTGCGCCGCGTTGTTGCCGCTGTTGCTGGCCGACGCGCTGCTGCGGTTGTCGTTGCGGTTGGAGTTCTTCGACGACTGCGCCTGGCCTTGCTGCTGGCCCTGCGTCGAGTTGCCCGACCCTACGACTGCACCACCCGTGGCCGACGAGTTACCCGAACCAACCACCGAGCCCCCTGCGCCACCTTGACCGCCAGCGCCACCGGCGCCACCACTACCACCGTTACCGCCAGCACCACCAGCAGCGATACCAACACCCACAGCGCCAGCACTCGCAGAACCACCAGCGCCGCCATATCCATTGCCGCCGTAGCCATTTCCCGTCCCTCCCTGTGCGATCGTGTCGCTGTTGTTGGAGTTGCCGCCGGCGAAGGCTGGCAGACTTGCGGCCATCAGCGCCGCGATTGCGATACCCGTGATGCTTTTCTTGTACATCGTGTTGCTCCTATGGTTGTGCCCGTGACCAACGGGCGGTGGTTGAATTATCTCCAGGCTGCTGCCATCAGCGCTGGGTACGGGCCGCCCCACGTCACCAGCTCGGCGGGGCGCACACGCTCGACGGCGTAGGCCGACACGAACACCGGTTCGCGCAGGACAGGCAACGGTTGGCCTAGCGTCTTCAAGAATCGGTTCGCCCTGTAGCGTCGGCCGGTGCACTGCACACAGTTGTTTGATTTCGTATTGCGCAAACCCATGTGGCCGTGTAGGCAGGGCTTGTCAGCCAGGTAATACTTCTGGCCGGCGGCCAATGCGGCGTCGCGCACAGCATTTCTCGGGCGTCCCATCACACGCCCCCTGTCGGTTCGCACACCACCGCATTGGGCGTACAACCCGGTACGCGGACCTTGCCGATTGCTGCGGCAGCGCAGCCTGCGCGCACGGTCTTCACCACGCGGCAGAAGTCGAAGTAGAGCGTAACGCGCCAAGTGCACCAGTTGTTCATTGCATCACCCCCTTCACGAACACATCAACCGCTTCGATCGTATCGAGCACCAGCACCTTCTGGCCCATTTGCCACAGCCGGCGATGCTCGCGCGCCTGATGGTCCTCGGCGCCCTTGCCTGGCGCCTTGAGTTCCACGAACCACAGGCGACCGTCGGGCAGCATCAGGAGCCGGTCGGGCGCACCGCGTCGGCACAGCCATGCCAGCTTGCGGATCTCGCCGCCGATGGCCAGCCACTGCTTGCGCAGATGGCGTTCGACTGTGGACTCACGCATCAACTTTCTCCAATGCGCTCCGGCCTTTTTCCAGCGCTTCCTGCAGTTCAGGCCAGTCGCTCAATTCGACGCTGCCGACAGCGACATCGCAGAGTTCGGCGAGCGCATCAACCAACTCACGAATCAGGTTCTCGTGATCGGCCTGGCGGGCCGCGCATTGTTCGGATGTCATGGCACCGTCCTCACTTCAACTATCGGGGTAGAGAACGCAACTGCAGTATCCTTTATGCCTTGAGCTAGTGCGTTCTCTACCGTTGTCTGAATACGTGTGGCATGCGTCGAAGACAAGATGTCGGAATGCGCATTTACATCGACAAGTTGAAACTGCACCGTAACAGTGAAAACTTGCATCTCAACCCCTCCACGCACACAGCACGCCCAGTGCCACGGCGCACAGCACGCACGCCACATAGCACACCACATTCGTCCAGTCGATCGGCTCCTTCTCGCGTGTCAGGCGCGCACCTGGGCCATAGGCTTCTTCCATCGTGCGCGGGTAGCGCCCGTGGTAGGAGGGGGATTGGTTGGGGTTTCGCATGTCTCAGTCCTCCGCCTTGACGGCGTTGCCGGCGGTATCAAGGGTGTAGTACACGTCAGGTTCAATGCCGTCTTGCCCGACGATCAATGCCTTGGCATGCAGAATTCGGCCAAAGTCTTCACCCTCATCACGCCGCACCAGGAACAGAGCGCAGCCGTCCTCGCCCTTGGCTTTGCCGAAGAAGCCGCTGGCCTTGGCTGTGGAATACTTGCCCGACGCCTGTGCGGCACCGCG